CCATATTCTAGTGAGACCTCCCAATCTTTAATACCACCTGATCCAATATCTTTTTGCCTAAATACTCTTCCTTGAGATTCAAATACTTTAGTAAGCCATTCAGGTATGATCGCTTTTTCTTCCTTGATAAAGACATGTCCGTCCATTCTTTTAAAATAATCTGATAAAATATTTGAATTAGGGCCTTTTACGTCTGAGAACAGAAAGTCTTCTGCTTGCAAATTAGTAATATACTTTTCTGCATTCATAGCTTGATTTGTAACAGCTACTTCGTGTAAATGTGGGTTTTCTAAATCATTAATTCCATCTTGATTAACAAGAAAAGATATAATACCAACAGGCTCATCATCTAGAACATATTGATACCTTCTATAAACAGTGCCATCTACACCTTGTTTTGTATCTATTAGTCTTCTTTCTGCTGTTTTACCTAACCATCTCTGTTGACTAAAAAATTTATCTAAGACAGGATTTTTTACTTCTTGTAGTTGACTTAATTTACCTGCTTCTTCTTTTCGTTCTAAAGCATTTTTTTCTTCTTCTAATCTTGCTAATTCTGCTAATCTTTCTTGTTCTAATTGTGCTTCTATTTCAGGATTCATTGGATTTTCTAAAGCTGCAGCAGTTCCTAAGTCTTCTCTAAACTCTTGAGCTTGAGCTGGTGTTAATCCATATAACTGTGAAAAAGAATCGTCAATAGTATCGGTAACATCTCCACCAAACTGGCCTGGAGCTATATCTTCCAAAGGATTGCTTGGTATTTCAATACTTCTAAATGCACGAAAACCCAGTGACCGTGCTGCTGCACTATTGTTTACTTGAGACATAGCTGCCTGCATACTATCTGCATTTACTACAACTGATGACCCATTATCTAATGTAACTCTAAATCTCTTCATATTTATATCCTAAATGGGTTGCTAATCTTAGGCAACTGCTTCTTTTGGTTTTTTTGTGTTGGTGGTACAGGTTTCTGTAAATCAATCAAAGATATTGTTGCTTCTTTAAAAAAAGTATTTATCAATGTATCAAATTCACTAAAAGCTAAATCTACCGAATTGTCTTTTTTCTTTGCCATTATCTTCCTAATCCTGGCGGAAGGTCACTTGTTGGAACCCTCCTATTACCAGTTCTTGGTCCTGCAATTTGTCTACCGACAAGCTCCTGTTCTCTTAGAGAACCTGGAACTACAGGTCTAGTGTTTGTTTCTACTCTGCCAGCTTCAGTCGCTGGACTTCTTGCTGGTTGATTAGCTGCACTAAAGTTGCCTGCATTAGGTAATTGCGTCTCTCCCTGCGTATTTAGTATGTTTTGTGCTATCTGTTCTGCTTCCTGACCAGTTGCTGCACCAGTAGCTTCAACTAATTGCTGTAGCAAAGGTATTCTTCTTGCAGCTTCACCTTGCAATACTTGTTGTACTTGCTCACTCTTTAAGAAGTTTTCAGCAAGTAGTTTTGATCTTACTTCAAGTGCATTAGATACACCTGCTTTTCTAAGTGCTGAGTCTTGATCTATAAATCCAGTTCTCCACAAGTTATTGTACAAGTTAAGTTTTCTTTCTTGTTCTTCTGGGGAAGTAGGTGTTAACTGAACAATGTTCATATAGTGACCTCTAATATCATTAGGTCTTACTATTGCATCAAGTGGTCCTGTTTCTGTTTTACCAAATACAGTTACCTTGTCTTGAATTACATTTTCAATAATGTGCAACATAATAGAGTTTCTATCTTGAAGTCCACGTTGTGCTGCTTCTACATATGCACCAAAGTTAAGTGCAGCAATACCTGCAAGAACAGCAGTATGGTAACCAGACGCTGCACCTGTAGGTCTCTGTCCTCTTGATACAGCTGGTGCAGTATTATCTTCAATAGCACCTTGCATCATTTGTTGTGCAATAATAATTGAGTTCGGTGGATCTGGAGTTTCTGATTGAGCTATCTGCACGTTAGCAGGCAAAAAGTTTTTAGCTCCAGGCGTTTCTTCATATTGTTCCATTACTTGTTCAGTAATTCCTGGAGGACCACTAAAGTCTCTTGTTGGCCAAGCTGCGTTACCTACGATATCTAAGTATTGTGATGCCAATCTGCTTTCAGCTCTAAGCATATCGTAGTTACCAGTTAATATTCCTCTGTATAGTACAGACGGATCATTTCCATCTGTCATTAAACCAGTGTGAGGCCAGTACATAGTGAATGGTAATGTTTTGTAGCCATGTCGCTTTGGCTCTAATG